TTTTGTTAGGAGGCGTATTCTATGGAGGAACTAAAGCTAAAAATAAAAGAGATGTCATCTAATATTGAAAAGCTAGGGGCTAGTATAACAACAGAGGAAGCAACAAAAAATGCTTTTATAATGCCGTTTATTAGAGCACTAGGCTATGATGTTTTTAACCCACTAGAGGTAATGCCTGAATACACACAAGATATTGGCACAAAGCAAGGCGAGCGTATAGACTATGCTATTTTTCAAAATAACGAGCCAGTGCTATTAATTGAGTGTAAAAAGATAGGGGCGGAGCTTAACGCCAAAAACGAGTCACAGCTGCTTAGATACTTTAATGTCAGCAAGGCTAAATTTGCGATTTTGACAAACGGTCGTGATTATAAATTTTTTACCGATTTAGAGGAAAAAAATATGATGGACACTGCGCCGTTTTTAAGTTTTGATATAACTAAAATTAAAGATACACAATTAATGGAGCTTGTAAAATTTCATAAAAAGAATTTTGATATAGAAAATATTTTTAACACGGCGAACAACCTAAAGTACACAAACCAGCTTGATAAAATTGTAGCCACAGAGCTTGAAAGCCCTAGCCGCGAATTTGCAGCATTCTTTTTCAAAAAAATAAGCGATCAGGTAGCCACGGAGAAAAGAATAGACCAAATAACACCACTATTAAAAGCGGTTTTTGCTCAACGCATAAACGATATGGTAAGGGATAGGCTAACGTCGGCACTAGATAAAGAAACAAAAAAAGAGGCTGAGCCGTTGCCACAACAAGAGGACGAAAATAAAATTATAACCACACAAGAGGAGCTAGACGCTTTTTATATTGTTAGGGCAATATTGGCAGCGGTCACAAATGTAGAGAATATAACACATAGAGATGCTCAGTCGTACTTTGCAATATTTTTTAATGATAATAACCGAAAGCCGATATGCAGACTATATTTCACTGACAGTAAAAAACAGATCGGCATAATGGATAGCGAAAAAAATGAAACAAGGTTTCAACTTGATAGAATTGAGGATATTTATGCCTATTCTGAAAAATTATGCGAGGTAGCTAAATTTTACGCCAATCAAAAATAAGGAGTAAAGGATGAATAAGTTTTTGTTATTAGTTTTAATCGGATTTCTTTTTGCGGGGTGTAAAACAGCCGTCTTAACCGAGGTGCCATTATCAACGCTTAATGTGGACAATCAAGCAAGGACTGCGATTTTAAATATTGAGGTGCCGGGGTGTAATTCTTATGAGGACTCTAGGCAGGAGTCAAAGGCGCTTATCGATTTAAAATTAAAAATCCCGCAAGTATTTAATGGAGCGCAGTTTAAAGAGTGCTATAAAGTAAAAATGGATTCTGTGGCTTCTTTTGTTATACCAGTTTATTTTGGCAAAAACGTACTTGAAACGGAAATACAAGGCGCTGAGCTAAAAATAGGCAAAGACCGAAACAATAATCTTTTAGTTATTGCATCGAGGGGACTGCGGGATAAAATAGAGAATTTTCAAAAACAAAGTATTTCTAAATTTGATTTTTTTGTAATGTTTAAGGTAGTTAATGATACTGGCGCCGAAGTAAAAAACTTAATAGCCGAGAGTGCTTTTATTGATGACACTCCAACCTATTATATTGATTTTAATATGCCAAAAGACTCGTCCGTGGTTATAAGATTAAATGATGTAGCCACTAACATATTAACACAAAAAGGCGACAATAACGGAGTAGCACTAATCCTAAGACTGCCTAAAAATTAACGTTTTCTCAACTGCCACGGCGGAGTAGCATTACTACTCTGCCAAAGCCCTAGTTTATTCTCACGAGCCAATCTTTCGTGATCTACATACATTTTTGAGTATTTCACATAAGCCCAAGCGTAGCCATTTAGCACCATTTGAGCGTTTATATCCTGATCTTTGTAACGGATAATGCCTATTCTCTGGAGCGTCAATGCCATATAGTCTGACCTTTGTTTGCTCTTTGTTTTGTAGTATTGTGATCGTGTCGCCATCAGATATTTTTATGACTTTTGCAGGGAAAGCAAAAAGAGATAGCGGCAAAAGAAAAAAGCAGACGATAGGAAACAAATCGGATTTTACGCAGCTAAATAGTTAGTATAATTTTTTATGCTACTCCATTTTAAGAGTTTAATATTTAACTCTTGTGTGGCTAATCTTATCTCTTGATCATCTGAGGCATCATCATTAAGAATAATGATCTTATCGCTGGAGCTTCTATCTGCGGCTAAGTCGGTAAAAGTAAAAAGGGTAGCTTTTAAATTTTCCTTTTTTGGGTTGTTTAACAACTTGATAAGCCTCTCTTTCTCTTGTTTTGAACGGCTTATTAAAAACTCAAATTTATGTGATAAGTGGGATTTTCCCTCTACTGATATATTTGTAGTGTAGCGAGCATCAATATTGTTAAAAAAATTCTCCACTTCATCATAAAAAAAGCCGTTATTGCCCTTACTTGGGACAAACATATCATTTACGCTTATTAAGGCTTGTATGACATTGTGTTGTTTTCTTGCAAAATCTAACGCTGAAGCAGAGACAAAAAGCTCATTATCTTTGTTTTTAAAAATGCCAAAGCCATTTAATGCTATTTCAAGCTGTCTAGTTCTTTTTTGAGAGTTAAACTCAAAGCCTGATAAATTTAAATCTTGAATAGTCTCGCCACCATCACTAATCTTAATAGAGCGGTCATCTAAAAAATCAATATAGACTGAAATATTATCATTATGTCTATTTAAAAATGGCGTTATAACCTCATAGCTATCTTTGCTGATAGTATTAAGCTCAAAACCACTATTTAAATACTCGTAATAAGACCCTAAAAGTCTATTAATATCAAGCATTTTAAAATAACGCCCTTTCTATTTTTATCTTTATATTGCCATAAGTGCAAAACTGCTCTATCTGAGCCAAAAAGTTATCATCGCACTCACTAAGCTTAAACTCGTTTATCGGAAACGCCCATTTATCATCATAGCCATCGATATAGACATGTAAATGCGCGCCGAGTTTTAATCTTGCTTCGGAATATTTTTGCATAAGTAATCTTAAAGTTTCATCATCTGGAGCAGTATTTTCATTAAAAGGTGGGTTTGTATGAACGCTGTAAAAGTCATTTCTTAAAAGATGGGTGTTTTTATTAGCTCTTAGCTGTAAAGTCTTTCTTTTGGACTGCTTTTTTGATGTGCTAATATCGAACAATAAAGAAATATCTTTTAACCTCTCATCCTCTGTCTCTAGCTCAATGGTTTTAACATGAAAATTTATTTTATCTAAAACAAAATTTATCTCTTTGACTCTTTTAAAAACTGCTATCAACTCATTAGCTTCTTGGTTTGTCATAGTTTATCCCTTTACTTTATCCCATAATCCTCAAACGTTAGACCTTTATATACTTCGCAATGGACTTTACCGCAGACCTTGCCAAGTATCTCACACTCGTAGCCCTCTTTATGTGGATACATATCGCTGTATTTTGGGTTTAGACTTATTAATTTAATTTTATTTTGTGGCAAAAATTCAACCCTTTTTATATAAACGACATCATCCACTCTAACGATATAAACGCCAGCGATACGAACAAAATCACCCCTGCCTGCTACCATATCAGCAATAGCCCAGTCGCCCTCGTAAAAGTCAGGCTCCATGCTATCGCCCACTACTTCAAAGATACGTAAATTTTGTGGTTTAAGTCCTTTGAGAAACGCCCGATCTACTACTACTTTACGTTCCTCGTTTTGAAGCATAGCAAGGTCATAAACCCCCTCGCTACCTGCACCTATACGCATTTCGGATTTTGATAAAAACACAACATTTTTTAACTGGTTTTCATCTGGTATAAGATCAGAGTATTTGGCAAAATTATTTTTTAACTCCTTTTTTACAATAACCTTTTTAAGAGTTTCCGAATTTTCAAAGAATTCCGAAATATCCATATCTAACACCTCGGCTAATTCCGGTATTTTTTCAAGTGAGGGCTTAGCGGTCTTTTTAGGTTTTCCTTTGTTGTCTACTTCGCCAGCTTTTGTTTCGTATTGATTTATTGTGCCTTGTGTTACCCCTAGCTTTTCAGCTAGTTGTACTTGCGTTAGCCCTTGGGCTTTTCTAGCGTTTCTAATCTTATCTGATAAATCCATAATAATATCCTTTCCTTTAATTTTATTCTATCATTAAAAATAATAGCGTTGCCATTTTATTTAAGTATTTTTTAATAAAGGCATTGCTATTATAACCCTTATGGAAAAAGTAAAAATAACTCAAACGGCAATAGCCAAAAAATTAGGAGTAACGCAAGGAGCGGTTTCAGAGTGGTTTCGATGTGAAACGAAACCAACTATCGAGAACGCCATATTGCTTAAAACCCATTTTGGCATACCTGTTGAAGCTTGGCTTGATATAGCTTCATATGTTGTAAATAATAGCAAACGTTTTGGTAATCTTAAAATATTACGAAAGGCTCACAATGGTAACGCCTAAGTATGATATTAGCAAAGCATTTAAATTGTCTAATCAAAACATCGCAAATATCGTAAAAATACAGAATAGAAAGGGTTTTAGAAACGATAGCGAAGTGATCAGATTTTGTCTTGATATGGTCAGCGTTTTGATCGACAAAGAATTAGAAACACAAGTTATTGCCAAGCTTTTGGAAAGCTCTGCAAACGAGAAAGGATAACAAATGGTAGCAAATAACAGCATAGAGGCATATAACAAACTAAAACCTGAGCTAAGCGGCAAACGTAGAGCCGTATATGAAATGTTTTGCCAGCACAAAGAGGGTGCGACAAGGCAAGAAATTTCACGCCGATACAACATAGCAATAAACAGCGTTTGCGGGCGTGTTAATGAGCTAGTGGCGCGCGGCTTCCTGATAGAGATCGGATCAAAAAAAGATGTGATAAGTGGGTGCAGCACATCGATACTAAAACCCACTGAAAGGATAGCGTAATGAGCCAAATGTACATAGGCTATATACTCTGCGCATTATTGATACTCGACGCAGTTTATCAAACTTGGAGGGGGTTTAGATGAGTATAAGAATAATGAGCCAAGTTTGGAATATGGAGATCGAGGATAGCACCACAAAACTAACGCTTATGGCTTTAGCCGACTTTTCAGATGATGAGGGCTACTGCTACCCTAGCTATGAAGTTTTAGCTAAAAAAATATCAAAATCAAAAAGAACAGCAATAAGAGCGGTTGATAAGCTAACTGAGCTTGGATTTTTACAAAAAGAAAAAAGAGAATTAAAAGACGGAACAAGTAGTGCAAATCTATACAAAATTTTAAGTGAAAATGAGAGGGTGACACAGACGCACCCTAGGGTGACAAACGAAAAAGAGAGGGTGACAAGTATGACACTACCTAGTGACACAGATGACACCCCTAGGGTGACAAGTATGTCACCGTGTAGTGACAAGGGTGTCACCCCTATTAATATAACCACCAATAGAACCGTCAGTAGAACCATCAATGAACCGTCAATTAACCCCCTACCCCCTAAGGACGTTTCACTACCTGACTTCATTGATCCAAACCTTTGGCAAGAATATCTAGCCTACAAAAAAGAGCGACGAGAAAAATTAAGCTCTAAGGGTATCGAGATGAAATTTAGCGAGTGGGCTAAGTGGGCGAACGAGGGTATAGACGTCAATGCTTGCATACGTGAAGCTATGGCAAACGAGTGGCAGGGCGTTTTTAAACCAAAGCCTAGTTATAGCGCAAAGGTGGCTAATGGCGCGCAAGGTATAAGCGAGGATAATCCTCACGGGCTAAAACAAGGCACGCTAAACACAATGGCGGCATTTAGGGAACTAGCTAGAGAAATGAGAAAAAACGGGAAAAGTGACTTAGTAGGAGATTTTCAATGACAATGCAAGAATTTTATGGCGTATTTATGCCCACGGTAGAGTATTACGGAGCGAATTTAAGCAAAGCCGTGATCGCGCTTTATTTTGAGGACTTAATGGACTACGAAGCGAGCGAATTAGCTGCGGCGCTAAAACTAGTTAGGCAAACGCGAAAATATCCTACGATGCCTACGTCTGCGGAAATTTTAGAAGCGCTTAACGGAGATGAGGGTGACAAAGCGCAAAAAGCTTTAGATGAGCTGGTTTATGCGATAGGGCGCTACGGACCTTATTGCAGCGTGTGCTTTAAAGACGGAGCGATAATGTCAGTAGTGCGTGCTAGGGGTGGCTGGGTAAAGGTTTGCAACCTAGAAGGGCAAGACTGGGAGAATTTTAAAAAGTGGGACTTCGCCAAGCTTTATAAGATTTACGCGAAAACCCCACAAATTTGTCCTGATTATCTAATCGGCGAGAGTGAGGCGAATAACAGCTTTAACGGCGTAGGCGGAAACGAGCCAGTATATTTTATCGGTGGAGCTAACGACGGCAAGTTTATGGGCGTGGCTAAATTTAAAGCCCTAACTGAGCAAAAATCACCTATTAAGGCGATATTAACGGGCGTGATAAAAAGGGTTGGTGCGTGATGAAAGTATTAAACCTTTTTGCAGGGCTTGGCGGCAACCGCAAGTATTGGGATGAAGTAGCAAGAGAAAAAGGCGTAAGCATAGAAGTAACAGCCGTTGAATTTGATCCTGAAATAGCAAAGGCTTATGCAAAACGCTACCCAAACGACAACGTGATAGTGGGCGATGCTTGGGATTATGCTGCTAAAAATTATTTAGATTTCGATTTTATATGGGCTAGCCCTCCTTGCCAAACTCATAGCAGGCTAAATACTGGCAACAATTTACGTTGGCAACATACTAGAAAATTACCTGATTTTAGGCTTTATGAGCTTATATCGTATTTTAAGACTTTTTGTAAAAAGGCTTTTGTAATTGAAAATGTAGTGCCATATTATGAGCCACTTATAAGACCAACTGCCGAGATAGGCAGGCATTATTTTTGGGGTAATTTTGATCTATTTTTTTTAAGCAACGACAAATTCAGAATTATTGAGAAGGTTAAAATAGGCGACTTTAAAGACCTTGACCTAAGTGAGTTTAATATAACAAATAAACGCCAGGCTATAAGAAACGAAGTTGATTATGAGATAGGCAAAAAGATATTTGAGCGATACTTGGAGCAAATATGAAAGCCATATATATCACAATCGCCGAAAGCGGTGCTGGCATAATCGCAAAGGTAGCAGACAAGAACAAAAAGATACTTGATAGCTTTGAGATAAGCCGTAATGACGCAAGCGGAGTGCTTGAAATAATGAGAAAGTGGAACGAGAAACACAAGGACGAAGAAACAAAGGGGCTATTTTGAGATTAACGCGAAGCGAAAATAAAGCCTACCAACTAAGACTACTTGAAGCGTATCCACTTTGTCAAATATGCGAGGAGCAACAAAGCATAGAGTGCCACCACGTACGCTATGGCAGATTTGGGGCAGATAAGGACGACAGCAAACAAATAGCCGTTTGTAGAGAGTGTCATCAATGGTGTCACGCACACAAACACGAAAGCATAGAAAAATACGAGGAGGTAGCAGATGGGAATTGGCAACGTTTCGGCGATTGTTAGGAACAAATACCACAACCGCAAGACCAAAGGCTTTGATAGCGCAAAAGAGTGGCGTAGAAACCAAGAGTTAGAAACCTTACAGCGAGCAGGCGAGATAAGCGAGTTAAACCGACAAGTGCCTTTTACGCTAATGCCTAGCTACACCATAGCAGACGAAACAACAAGACAAGGCTTTAGAACCGTGCGCGAGATTAGATATATAGCAGATTTTACCTATCGCCTTAAAGATGGCACACGCATCATTGAGGACGTAAAGGGAATGCAAACGGAAGTTTTTAAAATCAAACGAAAACTACTAGAGAGAAAAATAGCCCTTGGAGTAATAGAGGGCGAGTTTAGGATTTATTAGAAAAATGGATTTGCCTAATTTAAAACATTTAGACGTATTTTATGCCGTGCTCGATAAGTTTTACCCAGACTGGGAAAAGCGAGAGGATCACTATTATTTAACGGAAATTTCGTTTTTAATAAGGGAGGTGTTAAATAGCCCTTATACGGACGAAACCGTTATTAATAATCTAAGAGTAAGCGAGGTAAAGAAATACCAAGCCGAGCTTAACACGCTATTAAATACGCCTAAAGAATTTTTAGATTGGGTGTTAAAGCATAGAATGACAGCAAGTAGGCGAAAGATGTGCCAAAGCAAATTTATAAAGCCTAAACGTAAATATAAAAAGAAAAAATATCAACAACCGACTTTATTTTAGGGGCAGATGGTGGGAAAATTAACCGACAAGATAAAAGAGCAAATAATAGCTGACTACAAAGCAGGGATAAGCCAAAACCAGCTAGCGAAAAACTACAAGCTAAGCCCCGCTACTATCAACAAACTATGCAAAAATATACCACAAGAAAATGTAGAGATAGTGAATGTTTTAGTGAATACTGCGATAGCGACGAATAGGGCGTTAGAGGGGAAAAGTCAAACAGAAGTGAATAGTATTAAACGAATAGTAGACGAAAAAACAAGGCATTTACTTTATTTTCAAAACGCAGCATTGAGGAACCAAAAGAAAGCGGATGAAATGCTAGAGATGAGCGATAGGATAGCAGACGTTGAAGCTCACAGCAGGATCACAGCAAGAAATAAAGAGACCATTTTTGGCAAAGAGCCGCAAACGATCATCAATAACACCAACGCACAGCAAACTGAAGTAACCGAAATAAGACGCACAATAGTAAAGCTTGATAAATGATAATTGATTTAAACACTGCTCCGATCTTTGAACCGCTATTGTATGCTAAACGCTACAAAGGGGCTAAAGGCGGACGTGGTAGTGGCAAAAGCCACTTTTTCGCCGAGTGTATAATCGAAACAATGCTAATCAACCCAAATGCTAGAATTGTTTGTATAAGAGAAATACAACGATCGTTAAAATTTTCATCAAAAGCCCTAATTGAAAATAAAATAAATAGCTTAGGCGTAAGTGAATATTTCGAGATAACGCTAACCGAGATTAGGGCTAAGCGTGGCAATGGCTTAATAATTTTTCAAGGCATGCAAGATCATACAGCCGATAGTATAAAATCACTAGAGGGCTTTGACATTGCGTGGGTGGAGGAAGCACAAAATCTAAGTAAGCGAAGCTTAGAGCTTTTACGTCCGACTATCCGCAAAGAAAATTCCGAGCTTTGGTTTAGCTGGAACCCCGAGAATGAAACCGACGCCGTAGATAGTTTTTTTAAACAAATGCAAGACAACAACGCGACCGATTTTATTTTAGTTACAGCAAATTTTAACGACAATCCATTTTTGCCAACCGAACTATTTAACGAGCAAGAATATGACCGCAGATATAATCCCAGCACCTACGAGCATATTTGGCTGGGGGGCTACAACACAAAGAGCGATGCGCTTATCTTCAAAGGCAAATTTAGAGTAGAAAACTTTAGCACTGACGGGTTAGGGAACCCTTATCACGGCTTAGACTTTGGTTTTGCCAACGACCCAACGGCTGCGATAAGGTGCTATATACACGATCGCAAACTTTATATAAGCCACGAGGCTGGAGCAGTAGGGTTAGAGCTTGATTATACGGCGGAGTTTTTAAAAGAGCGTATCGAAAATATACATAAATATGTAATCAGAGCCGACAACGCACGCCCTGAAAGTATAAGCTATTTAAAAAGACACGGACTAAGTATGATAACGCCAACAATAAAAGGC